TCTCGCGGCCGAGCTACCACAAATTCGCGGTGCCGGCGCCGCTGGCGCCATGTGGCGATCACCGCGACTGCGAGAGCTGCCTCAACCGCGAGGACTGCGGCTACCTGGTGGAGGACGACGATGACTGACAAGGCGATGAGTGAGCGCGAGGGCTTGCTGACCTGGCGCGCCTTGGCATTGCAGGAGCGCGAGCGGGCTGACGAAACAAGCGCCATGGCGTACCGCGTGATTGCCATGCTGGAGGCGCGCATCCACGAGCTAGAGAGCAGCCGCGAGGCTGAGGTGGCGCAGGCACGTTACGAGCGTGCCGAGGCTGAGATTGACGACCTGCGGCAGACGGCTGCGGAGCAGTCTGCACTGTACCATCAGGCGCTCGAACGCGTGCAGGGGCTAGAGGCTGAGGTGGCGCGCCTGCTGGGGGAGCTTGCTGACTGTGCCAAGACGTGCCGCGGGCTTGAGTACCGCCTACACCAGGCCGAGGGACTGAAGTGATGGGCGATGGCTAGGGCTCCGCTTGTTTTCGAGCGTGAGCGAGACCTAGTGGCGGCATGCCGCCGCGTGCTGAACTGGAGCGAACCGCCCCTCGGCTACCTGGAGGTGATCGGCCAGCGCCGTGCGAAGGGCGCCGGCAACAGTCTGGGGGCTCCGGACGCGCTGCTATACTGCAGCGGGCGCGTCGTGCCAATCGAGTTCAAGCGCCCTGACGGTAAGGGCAGACTCTCTGACGTCCAGGAGACGGCGCGCCGAATCCGTGCGGAGCACGGCGTCCAGACCTACGTGATCGAGCAGCTGGATGAGTTCGTCGCGTTGCTCAACAGCCTGCGGCGCGACGGCTGGCGCCAAGGCGCCTGAGTCTGTCGCCCGCAAATGCGCCCGCAAACATAGCCTGTCGCCAGCTGTCTCCAGGCGTAGAACCCCACCACACGACGCCTGACGCGAGTCTGCGCGCCCGATTCCTTGCCTTTGCACGGCGGAGGTGAGGGGTTCGACTCCCCTGCGGTCCACCAGGCATTTTCTGCTTCTGCTCTCCCGCTTACCCGCAAATGCGCCCGCAAATGCGCCCAATGTCAGCAATCTCTGCTACGATACGCGCACACTGAGCGAAGCCGGGGTGCACGTGGGCAGACGCATTAAGCGCGACGTCCAGCGGGGATACGAGGCCCTGATCGCCTGGTTGCGGACGCATGGCTTCACCGAGCGTGACATCGCGGACATGCAGCGCCAGGCGAAGCAGATCCGGGAGCTCCCAGAGACGCAAGGTCGTGATGAGCCGCCGCAGTAGTAGGTTACCCGGCTCGATCCGGGAGCGGCGCCCCGGCGTCTGGGAGGTCACGGTCTCCCTGGGCCGGGATGCATCCGGCAAGTACCCTCGCAGGACGACTACGGTCTACGGGGACCGGGACGACGCGATTGCTGAGCAACTCGCGATGGCGCAGAAGCTGCACCGCGGCCAAGTGCTCCACGGGCCGATCACGCTGCGCCTGCTGCTGGAAGATTGGCTGGCTGGGCTCTCGCCGGCGACGCACTCGCCCACCACGATCGAGCGCTACCGCGGGATCATCGAGCAAATCCTCATTCCGGCGCTGGGCGCCATACGCGCCGATCAGATGCGGGCTGCCGCTCTCCGGCGCTTCTACTCTGCCAAGCTTGAGCAGGGCCTAGCTTCAGCAACGGTGCGCAAGTACCACAACGTGCTCTTCAGCGTACTCTCGCAGGCGGTCGCTGACGGGCTGATCGAAGAGAATGTCGCAGCTCGTATCACGGATCCGCCCCGCCCGCAGCCTCCGGAGATGCATGTGCTCAGCGAGCTCGAGACGGCCGCGCTGCTGAAGCACATCGCGGCTGGCGAGGCCGATGCTGAGCGGCGCAGGCGCCTTGGCTGTCCCTTGTACGTCCTCGTACTGGTGGCCGTGACGACCGGGATGCGCCGCGGCGAATTGCTCGGCCTGAAGTGGGACGACGTGGAGCTCGACCGGGCCATGCTCCACGTGCGCCGCAGCTTGCGGCAGACGCCGGCTGGTCTCGAGCTAGGGCCTCCGAAGACACCCAAGAGCCGCCGGCCTATCCCTCTGCACGCTGGCACGGTAGAGGCCTTAGCCGCCCATCGGGCGCAGCAGGCCGCTTTGCGCCTGCGGCTGGGCGCGAAGTGGCACGATGAGGGCCTGGTTTTTCCACAGACCGAGCCGCGTGGCAGACAGCCGGGCGGTCGCAAGTGGGCGCCCGACGCGCTCGAGCATGCCTTCCGTCGCCGGCTCCTCGCCGAGCGAGATCGCGAGCAGCAGGAACTCCAAGCGCGTGGGGCGACACCCACAGAGCTGGCTGCTGCCCTGGCGAAGTACGCCATCCGCTTTCACGAGCTGCGCCACACGCACGCAACACACCTGCTGCGCGCCGGCGTGCACCCTAAGGTAGTGAGCGAGCGGCTTGGCCACGCCAGCGTGCAGATCACGCTCGACCTCTACAGCCACGTGCTGCCGGACACGCAGGCGGCGGCTGTAGAGGCCTTGAACGGCTTGCTCTAGCTAGGCTCGCGGTCTGTCACAACCCCATAGTAACTTGCCAGCATGGTCGAGCTACGCACGCCGCGATCCGAGGGTGCCACACGCCACCTTGTGAGAGCACGGGCCAAGCAGCACCTCGAACCGCCGCGCCGCTGCGCCTATCCCGGCTGCGGCGCCTTCCTCGCGTCGGACAACCCGGGCCCCTACTGCTCCTGCCATCAAGCGGCGGAGACATACAACCCGCGCCACGACAAGGATCTGGATGAGCGTGTGCTCTGGCACCTCCTGGGCATGCGGCTAGGCTACGAGCCGCAGCAGCCTCTGAGCCGCATCATGGCGACCACCGACAAGCAGGCGCTGTCGGAGGCGGTCGCGCGATGGCGACAGCGGGGGGCTGAGATCCTCGGCTTGCGGGGCTGCAAGGGTAGCCATCACTACGCCGGCTGGGCAAGTCTCGACGATCATCCGGGCAGGGCGCGGTAGCATGAGGGTAAGCCAAGCGGTGAGGAATGCAAGAGCGAAGGCAAGCAGTGGGCAAGAAGGCCACCAAAGCAGAGGTAACGCGCCGTGTGGAGCAGGTGCGTGAGCTGCTCCTGAAGCGCCTCACCTACACGCAGATCGTAGAATACGGCAGAGTCAACTGGGACCTGCATCCGGCACAGATGGCCAAGTATGTGGCTCGGGCGACGAGGCACATACGTGCCACAGCCGAGAACCTCGATCTGACCCATGAGTTGGCACTGGCGCTGGAGGGCTTCGATCTGCTCATGGCGAAGCAGATGGCCGCCGGCGATTACCGTGGCGCCTGCGTGACGCTCGATAAGCGCATCGCTCTCCTCGGCCTAGCGGCGCCGCTCAAGATCGAGCACTCTGGCTCTGTGGGCATCGACCTCAGCTCGCTCACCGATGCGGAACTCGCCGAGTACAAACGATTGCTCCGCAAGGCGAATGGCCTCCCCGACGCCTAGGCTGTGGGAGGCGACCCTCGAAGACGTCGAGCGCGAGGAGGCCAAGCGGGACGTCTGCGCATTCCTGCGTGCCTGTTGGATTGAGGACAAGGACACTGGCGGCCTAATCCCGTTTGATCTGTGGCCTTGCCAAGAGGACTTCGCCCGTCTGCTCGACGGATATGACCGCGTCTTCGGGCTGAAGGCGCGGCAGCTAGGCTTTACCTGGGTGATCCTCGGGCACCTGCTACGGCTGGGGCTCTTCTGGGGCAACCGTCTCTTTCTGATCGTCAGCCAGTCGGGCGACGATTCAGCAGCCGCTATCAGGCGCCTGAAGGTCATGCACAGCTCGCTGGCCGATAGCTGGCAGCAGCCGGTCATCGAGGACAACGTGACCAGCTTGGCCTTCGCCAACGGCAGCAGGTACCACGCACTGAAGGCGACGAAGCGAGCAGGACGCAGCCACGCCGCCTATGCTGCCCTTGCCGATGAGGTCGCCTTCTGGGAGTGGCCTGCCGAGCAGATGGCAGCGCTAGACTCCGCCTGCAAACGCCTCTATGCCGTCACGACCGGCAACGGGCCGGGCGACTATGCGCACCGCCTCTGGCGAGATGCGCAGGATGGACGTGGGCTGTGGAAGGCGGCCTTCTATCCTTGGTCGGACCGCCCCGACCGACTCGCAGACCCTGACTGGTACCGCCTGAACGTGGAGGAGGCACCGGAGCCACGGCTGGCGCGCCGTGAGTACGCGGCGAGCCCCGAGGATGCCTTCGCAGCGCCCGAGGGGCTGTTCTTCGAGCGGTTCGACCGCCGACGCAACGTGGCGCAGGTCCAGGTCGTCCACGACTGGCAAACCTGGCGCTGTGTCGACTTCGGTTACCACCACCCTGCCTGTGCCTGGGTACAGCAGGCGCCGTCGGGCCAACGGTTCGTGGTAGGGGAGCTCGTGCCGCACGATCTGACCACCGAGGAGTTCGCGCAGGCTATCCTCGCTAAGGAGGCGGCCTGGGGCCTCGTCGAGCGCCCCCGGGCGACATATTGCGACCCGGCCGGCCGCGCGGCTAACGTGCAGACAGCGCAGAGCGAGATCGAGATCTTTCGGCGTGCTGGCCTCAACCCGATCTCCAAAGCATCCAGCATCCGAGACGGCTGCGTGCGGCTGATCGGTGCCCTGGCTGATCCTGACTTGCCCCTGGTTGTCAGCGAGGCTTGCGCCTGGACCATCGAGGCATTTGCCAGCGTACGCCCTGACAAGCACCGGCCAGACCTCTACGACGAGACCTCCGAGTACACGCACATCCTGGATGCGCTGCGCTACTTCGTCGTCAATGTGGGAAGCGGGCAAGGCAGCGGCTACAAGCCACCGATTCCCTCGGCAGCACATCGGCCCATCACTGCCGGCCTGCTTGACCGGGAGTTCTGAGCTTTAGCCTCCAGGAACAAGTCTCGACTTTCACGGCCTATTCCGGCACTAGGCTGGATACGTGGCCACGCAGACAAAACCCCTGGGCTTCACGCCATCCAACGGCGGCAAGCCGGACGGCACCGAGCAGGGCGACTCTGGCGCTGCCTACTTCTGGGCCAGCCAGGGGACGGTACGGCGTCTTCGCGAGCTCGATTATCTCTGGGAGCTAACCGGCAGCAACGCTTACCGCGTCTATGACCGGATGCGTTTCGGCGATCCCAAGGTGGCGGGCCTGCGCCGAGCGCTGGATCTCCCGCTCCTGCGTGCCTCGGTCGCCTTCGAGCCGGCCAGCGTCACCGATGCCAGCGGCAAGAAGGTAATCGACCCTCAAGCCCAGGCGTATGCTGACTTCGCCAGCGACGCTTTCTTCAACCGTATGGCTCCCTCGCAGCCCTGGCGCCAGTTTCTCGCCAACACGCAACTCTGTCTCGACTACGGCTTTGCCCCGTTCGAGATTGTCTGGCGTGGCGATGACGACGGCAAGTGGCGCGTCGATCGACTGGCCTACCGGCCGCCTTCGACGGTGGAGGGGATCTACGTCGAAAACGGGCGTATCGCCTACATGCGCCAGTACGCCGTTGGTGGCGGCCTCAACACCATCCCTGGCGAGAAGCTAGTCTGGTTCGCCAACGACCAAGAGGGCGAGAACTTTCGCGGCCGTCCACTGCTTCGGCCCATGCACAAGCCTTGGTTCGCCAAGGAGAAGCTGGAAGTGCTGGCCCTGTTGCTGGCTGACCGTATGGGCGGCATCCCGGTGCTGATCGAGCCCGAGACCGAGCTGACGGATGCCATGCGGAAGACGGTCGATGATGCCCTAGGCGCCGTGCGTGTATCCGAGCACGGCTTCCTGCGCCTACCCTTCGGCAGCACTTTCAGTCTGCAATCCGGCCAGGCCAACCTGGCTGACGTGCTGGAGGCGATCCGCTACCACAGCCTGGAGATGACCAGCGTCTGCATGTTGCAGGTGCTCGACCTGGGCGTCACGCAGGCGGGCAACCGGGCGCTGGGCCAGACGCTGAACGACATGTTCACCAACTCCGTCCAGGCGCGGGCGCAGCTCTTCGAGGACACCTTCAACGGCCGCGAAGGCGTCGTGCACCAACTGCTGGCCTACAACTTCCCCGACTTCGACGAAGCCTTGATGCCACAGCTCCGCTTCGGTGATATCGCCCCGCCGGACTTCGCGGCGATGGCGAAGATGATGGCGACGCTGGCGGCGCCGGTGGGCGCCGGCGGTATCGGTATGCCGTTTGGCGCTGAGATGTGGGACTGGATCCGACAGCAGCTGAACTGGCCTGAGACTGACACTCAACAGGTTGTCCTTCCCGGACAGGGGCCCAGCCCAGCCCCAGAGAAGCCTGCTCCCGGCGCACAGCCTAATGCTCCTACACCCTCCTCCTCGGGGGCTGGCGCCGGGAGCGGCGCTCAGGCTGCCTCCCTGGCGCTATCCAGCGGGCCGTACTGGAGGCGGCCGCATGGCGTGGAGCGCTACGTTGAGCTCGCCCAGATCAAGCAGCTCGATGATGACGCTAAGCAGGCTATCAGGGAGGCGACGCAGGCTACTCGCGACGCACTCGTGCGGGAGCTGGGGAAGCGTGCCCGGGCGGCGGCGGCCAAGGGCGATGTGGCGGCCTTTGTGCGCAGCCAGCCGCCCATGGTCGATGCGCTGGCGGCGGAGATCCGCCCGATCTTGGCGCGCTACTATGCGGCAGGCAAGGAGCAGGTGGCGCAGGAGCTGGAACGGCAGAAGGAAGGCCGGCCGGTGGTCGAGGAGACGATCGCTAACCGTCAGGGACAGGCGGTGAACGCAGCCACTAAGCCGCCTAAGGGCTATGTGCCGCCGGCTAAGCTGGACCCGGCTGTGGAGGCGATAATCGCCGACCAAGCCGACATTGCCGCACGCACGATCGCGACCGGAACACTGGCGGCCGCCGCGCAACAGGCGACACGCATCACCACCGTACCCATCGACGATGCCACCTTTGATGAGTTCGTGCGTCGCGCGTCCGACGGCGAGGCTCTACGTGTCGCTGGCATGGTCACCGACCTGATGGCTGCCGGACGAGCGGCGGAGGCACAGGACCACGCCGACGAGATCGCGGATGCGGTCTACAGCGCCATCTTGGATGACAACGTCTGTTCCGCCTGCGAGGCCAGGGACGGCGAGATCACGACTGATCTCGACGAGGCGGCCGGCTGGGCGCCGAACCCGGACTGCGAGGGTGGAGACCGCTGCAGATGCATAGTCGTGTACGAGTACAAACAGGGAGGCGCCTGACCATGAGCGACACCGTCACGAAGAGCGAGGCAGGCGGGAACTTCCCCGCTAGCGACTACGCTTACGTGCCCGACCCAAAGCATCCAAGCACGTGGAAGTTGCGGCTCACCAAGACGCCGGGCGGGACGCCTGACGCCGGGATCGTAGGCGCCGCTATCGCAGCACTTGGCAAGGGATTCCGGGGCCAGAAGGTCGATATTCCGGCTGCCGATCTGCCGGCGGTGAAGGCGAAGATCCGGGCGGCCTGGCTGAAGGCTAACCCCGACAAGAAGCCAGAGGAGATGCCCGACATCATCAAGGCGGCGGGCTTCCCGGTGGCGCCGCTGCGCCTGGCTGACAAGACGCTGGCTGCTGGCGATGTGACGCCTGTCATGCTGTTCCCCATCGGGCGCTGGAAGAGCGACAAGTATGCCTCGCGCTATCCGGACGGCTTGCCGCTGACGCAGGACACGGCTGATCAGATGATCGCCAACTTCGACGCCGGGGTGCTCGGCGGCGACGTTCAGTTCTCGGTAGCCGGCGCGCACGGCGTGCCTGCCGCAGCGGCCTTCTGGGTGCAGCGCCTCTACTGCGCGCCCTACGAGTGGCAGGGGCGCACCGGTGATGCCCTATGGGCCAACGTGCAATGGACGCAGGCCGGCGCCGATGCCGTGAACGGCGACGAGTTCCGCTATCTGTCAATCGAGGCTGGCGACATCACCACAAACGATGGCGACAAGGTCCCCTGGGTGCTGCAGGGCGGCGTGCTGACGAACTACCCGGTGATCCGCATCATGCCGCCAATCAAGGATGCGCCGAATGCCATCGCCGCAGCAAGCGGCCCGCGCGAGGCCGAGCTCGAGATCGACATGCTGACGCTAGCGGGCGAGGACGACCCCGTGCAGGCACTGCTCGACAGCATGGATGAGATAGCTGCCAAGCTGGACGAGGCATTGAAGGGCAAGACGGGCATGCCCGCCGTGCGGACGATGATGCGTGAGATACGCGCCAAGGTAAGCGCCCACAAGATGGCGCTGGCAGACGATTCCTACCGCGACAAGGCAAGCGCCCTCGAAGATGCCCTGAAGGCGAGCACCGGGCACAGCTGCTGGGTCGAGGACTTCGGCGACGATTGGGTGGTCTTTAGCACCTACAACGATGGCGTCCTGCCCTCACGTACGTATCGCGCCAGCTACACCGTGGATGCATCGGGCGGCTACTCGGTCCAGGACATGGTCGAGGTAACGCCCAAGACCATCTACGTTCCCACCATCCAAGCATCAGACAGCGGTTCCCACGATGAGAGCGGTCCCGGTTCCCCGGCAGGTTCGCAGCACGCGAAGGCCGGCGAAGGGCAGCGTTTGTCATCGAACGAGGGACTGGCTGCACAGAAAGGAGTGACCCATATGTCGAAAGTCACTGAGTACCTGAGCCTTGCGGACGATGCCCCCGAAGAGCTGATCCTCGCCGAGGTACGCAAGATTGAGGGCGAGCGCGATGCCGAGAAGCAGCGCGCTGAGGCCGCCGAGACCAAGCTGGCAGAGATCGAGAAGGAACAGGCTAAGGCGAAAGCTGAGGCCGCTCTCGCCGAGCTGATTGAAGGCGGACATCTGGCACCAGCCAGCAAGGAAGCCTACCTGGCCCTGGCAGAGAAGGCGCCGGCCGAGTTCGAGGCGATCCTCAACGTCGCCAAGCAACAGAAGGTCGTTGAGTTCGGCGAGCGTGGCGATGGTGGCAAGGACAGCGCCGGTCGTTATCCCAACGCCTCCGTCGAGCTAGCCGCTAAGGCTCGGGCCCGCAAGCAGGCAGACGGCATCAGCTTCGCTGAAGCGACTCGGCTGATTCTGGCAGAAGACCACGATCTGAAGGCGCGGTACGAGGAGTTCCGCGCAGGAAAGGAGGGATGACCTAATGGCCACAATCCTCCCCCGTGGTGAGACTCGCGACAAGACCTACACCGCTAGCGGTGACTTGTCGGCGTCTCAGTACCACATCGTCAAGCTCTCGGCAGCCAGGACGGTTTCCATCGCCGGCGCCAACGACCATTGCCTCGGCGTCCTCAAGAACGCTCCCGCAAGCGGCGGTCAGGCATCTGTTGTGACGGCCGGCGAGGCCCTGGTCTACGTTGACGCCACCACGCCGATCGCGGCGGGCGACCGCATCGAGGCCGCTGCTAATGGCGTCGGCGTGAAGATGGCGGCGACTGCCGCGAGCAAGCGTGAGATCCTCGGTGTGGCGCAGGAAGCTCTGGCGTCCGGCACCGGCACCATCGTCGTTGACATCGCCCCTGGCGTTGTCACGAATCCCGCCTGAGAGGGGTGAGTAGCTATGCCGCGTCCTGAAGACGTCCACATCGACGCAGCCCTCTCGGGGTTCGCGCTCGATTATGCCATGTCACAGGAGGACTTCATCGCTCCTCTTGTGGCGCCAACGCTCAACGTGACCAAGCAAAGCGACCTCTACTGGGTCGCTGACAAGAGCTCGCTGGTCCTGCACGACATCCAGCGTGCGCCGGGTGACGAATACGCCAAGCTCGACTGGGGCTACTCCAAGGAGCCGTACCTGTGCGCTGGGTATGGCCTCCAGGCCATCGTGCCGAAGGAACTGATGGCCAATGCTGATGCGGGCATCGACCCGTCGCAAGATGCTATCGCGGCGGTGACGAGCCAGATCATGCTGGCGGCTGAGGTGCGAGTTGCTGCTAAGGCGTTCAGCTCGTCGGTGTTCACGCAGACCAGCGCTCTGACGAGCACGGCTCGCTGGGACTCGACGGCGCCCGATCCGTGGGCGTGCCGCCGTACCGCTGATGCAGCCGTTCGTGCTGCCACCGGCAAGAACGTCAACACGCTGGTCATCAACGGCACCGTGTGGGAGTACCTGCGCGAGCAGGCGGCCATCAAGTCGGCTGTGTTCGGTAGCGGGCCGCAGGGTGTGCCCACGCCTGAGCAGGTTGCTGCCGTTCTTGGCCTGAAGCGCATCTACATCGGCACCGGCGTGTACTGGAACGGCTCGCAGTTCGTGGACATCTGGGGCAAGAGTGCCCTGTTCGCCTATTACCCCGACTCCGTCGACCAGAACCAAGGACGCATCGTTGTTCCGATGCGGACCATGGTCTGGAACGTGGACGGCGTGGGGCGCTTCCAGGTCTCAGCGCCGGAGTGGGTGCAAAGCCGCAAGGCGTACGTCCACTACGTCGACGACTACACGGACGAGAAGGTGACCTGCGCCGCCGCCGGCTACCTGTTCACCACGGTGATCAGCTAGCCGCAGGGGCGCTAAATCTCGGGGAGCGGGTGCTTAAGGCACTCGCTCCCCCTCACCGAAAGCGAGGCAGCGATGCCGTACATCGTGAGACGAGGGACTGTTGATGATGGCCAGCACGTCTACCAGACCGGCGACGTGATCGAGGCCAAGAAAGGCAGCCTCGACGATCTGGAGCCCGGGGTCGTGGAGTGGGTGCCAGCCGCCAAGGCGAAGGCTGCAGAGGCTGCAGAGCCCGAGCCCGAGTCCGAGCCCGAAGGAAGTGATGGGTAATGGGCTTCCCTGTGCGCTCAGACTCCGTGCGACGCTGGATGCAGACGGTCCTCGGCGAGACGCTCGTCGAGCCAGCCCTTACCGAAATAGGGCGTTTCGGACTGGTGGTGGTGGATGCTCCTATCGCCTGGGCGAACTCTGCTCCGTTGCAGACTGAGGTAGTCGTCGACGTGCCGGCCTGCCCGGCCTCGCTGATCGTCGCTATTTACAACCCGAGCACCGTGACCGACCTCGAGTGGAATCTGCTGGCTCACATCTCATTCGGGGGCACGGTACGTGACGCTTGCTATGTCGTGGGCGGGGTGCGGTCATGGAACACGATGCCCAAGGCATCCGGGTCACTGGTGGCGAGCTGGGTCGCTTTTGCCGGCGCTGCCTTCGCCAATGGTGGCCACGTGGTTGTGCGCAACAAGACTGCCTTGGGTGCCAGTGACGGATTCACGGGACGCCTCGTGGTGGTTGTCTGAGGTCCGATGAGCGCTCCGTGCGTCATCAACCCCGGTACGCGTCAAGGCGTCTTTGACGACTACTCGGCGTGGACGGCCGACTCGGCGAAGGCGATGAGCACCGGGAACGTGTGCTTCTTCGATCCCGATCTGCCCTTGCAGCGCAATACGCTCTTCGCTGCCGTATACACGGACGTAACCGGAGATCAGCCGACGTGGACGCGGACCATCTCGCTGCAGATCGACGGCACAAAGCCGATCGCGCTCGACCTCTACGCCTACGCAGCCGACCGGTCAATATACGGGACGGAGATCAAGCCCTACGTGGCCTTCTCTAGCGCGACGGACTTCTCCAAGGCGTTTACTTGGCAGTCGGCGTGCTACCTGCAGCCCGGCCTGAACCGCGTCGTTATCCCACCGAGCGAGTGGATAAACGTCGGCGGCGAAAGCTGGAGCAACACGATGGTGCGCATGCGCTTCGGCTTCCCAGCTTTCAGCGGCCGCTCGTACTACCAGTACGTGTCCGGCGTCCGCCTGATGACCGGCGTGCAGACGCAGCCTGCCGCGCTCATTATGTCCGCCGACACGAAATTGAGCTTCTACCTGAACGGCCTGCCGCTTATGGACGCACGCGGCATCAAGGGCACTTTCATTTCCGAGACCAACGACATCACCTACCCAGGCGACATGTACGCCGGGCCCGACGGGGCGCGTTACTGGCACATGAGCGCTGATCAGGTGAAGGACATCCAGGCACGTGGCTGGACCATCGTCGGCGACATGGACCCGTCGCTCTACATCGGCGATGAGGTCACCGAATACAACATTCTGCCCTGGCCCTCCTGGGCATATGCCGCTCTGCGCCAGACCTCGACGGACTGGCTGACCGAGCACGGCATCGTCCCCGACCCGCGCTTTGTTGCTCCGGAGGGCGGCATAGTGCCAGGCCGCCTGGTGCAGGTGCTCGGGAAGGATGGCGTCTCGGCTATCTTGAGCCTGTCAGCGAGCTGGCGGACCTCCGTTCCTCTCTTCGGCATTGCGCCGTACCTGATCCCGTCTGGCCTGACGCTGAGTAGCTCCGTCACGCTGGCACAGATCAAGGCCGAAGTCGATAAGGCCAAGGAGGCCGGCCAGACGATCGTCATCAAGGTCTGCAACATCGACCGCGCCGAGACCGGCATCCCCAACTGGTCGAGCGCCGACTTCGCCGCGCTGCTGGATTACATCCAGGCGCAAGGCCTGCCGACGATGACACTGGCCGAGTGGTACACGTTCGCCACTGGTGTCACTGGCCCGGACGTGAC